CAAACTCAACCGCAAACGCATCGACCAACTTTCAGTTGATTCAACGCCCATTGGGTGGCGTGTTTAGAATACAAAGTTCAGCACGAACCTCTGGCAACGGAGACTTTGTGTTTGACCTACACACCCCACTTGCTTTTACTGAAAAAACAGACATTGAAATTAGGGCGGTTGCTTCAGCGGGAACTTCAAATGTGTCTGCTGAGTTTGAAGGCATTTACATCCAGAACTACATGCAAGGGTCGTAATATGGCTAAGAAGACCCCATCACTAGCAGTAGGTCGAGGTGAGAAATTACCAGTCTCGAAAGGGGCTGGTCTCACCGCTAAGGGTCGTGCTAAATACAATGCAGCTACTGGCTCAAACTTAAAAGCTCCTCAACCAGAGGGTGGCCCACGTAAGAAATCGTTCTGTGCGCGTATGTCAGGTATGCCTGGTCCGATGAAAGACGAAAACGGTAAGCCTACTCGTAAAGCAGCTTCATTGAAAAGGTGGAAATGCTAATGAGTGTTGAACGAGAACTAGCAGTGCACGAGACTGAGATTAAGCATTTACAGTCTGATATGGATAAATTGGTCCAGGATATGGAATCAATTAAAGCTACACTTAACGACATTAACGCAACGCTTGCAGAAGCTCGCGGCGGTTGGAAAGTGCTAATGATGGTTGGCGGTGCTGGCGGTGCGCTAGGCGCTGTAGTTACTCAATTTGCACATAAATTATTTGGATAGGAAAACATTATGATAGTAAACGAAAATGGTTGGGGCGACAAAAAGGCTCCAGTAGTTAAAGAAGAAGTTAAAGATATCCGCAAGGCTAAACTTCAAAAAGATGCACCAGTAAAAGAAGTAGTGGAAGATGCCGAGCAAGAGTAAAGCACAACGTAACTTGATGGCGGCCGCAGCCCACAACCCTGCCTTCGCTAAAAAGGTAGGCATACCTGCTAAGGTTGCCAAAGAGTTTAATCAAGCCGATAAAGGCAAAAAATTTAACGAAGGTGGCGCTATGAAATCTGATTTAGCACAAGACAAAAAGATGGTTAAGAAAGCAGTTAAAATGCATGACGACCAACTACACGGCGGTAAGAAAACTAACCTTAAATCACTTAAAGGTGGCGGCTGCGCTAAGATGGCTAAAGGTGGCGGCATTGAAAAACGCGGAAAAACAAAAGGGAAGATGGTGTAATTATGGCTAAGAAATTTGGTGAACCTGGGGAAAACTTAGTTCAAGGCGCAGGTCGTTTTGGCGGTAGTACCGGTGCAGGTAGGTCTATGGGTAGTGGCTCTGACTCACGTGCGGATATAGCCAAACTGAATCAAGAATATAAAGATTACATGTCTGGATTACGAAAAGAACGCGGTATGAAAGGAACTAATCCTATAGAACCTAAAAAAGCGGAACCACTTACTAAAGAACAAATGCGGGCACGTGATAGGGCTAATGCAGAGGTACAGAAACAACTCCCTAGAACCCCACGTAGTCGCGGTGCATTACTTGATGACGTTGCAGAAGAGTTACCGTTTAAAAAAGGTGGTAAAGTATCATCAGCATCTAAACGCGCAGATGGTTGCGCATTACGTGGAAAAACGAGGGCATAATTATGGCATTAATAGACAGACTAGAACACTTAGGAAACAAACTACAGGAACGCAGGTTAGAACTTAATCCTAGCTTAGACAAGAAAAAGGGCAAGGCACGTATAGCGTCACGCACAGATTTTAGTGACGAGTCTATTGGTCCAAACATGAGTGCAAAAAAGATTGCTAAAAAAGCTGGTGAAAATGCTAAGAAAACAGTAGCTGATGCTAAGAAAGAAGCTATGGTGACTGGCAACATTGGCGCTCGTAGTATGTTAGGTGAGGGTGAAGTTAACCCATTTGCTGCACGTGCAGCGGCACCAGTAGAAGCCCCAATTCAATACCCATCACGTACTGCTGACGTAGTTCCTGAAGAAGAAATAGCTGCGGCAGCAAGTTCAGCCGCAGAGCCTAGAATGAGTACTAGCAACCCAATGGGCATGAAGAAAGGTGGTAGCGTAAAGGCTAAAGCCAAAACTAAATGTATGTCATCAGGTGGCTCTACTTCATCTAGAGCATCATCACGCGGTGACGGCTGTGCTCAACGTGGTAAAACACGGGGCCGTATGGTTTGATATACGTAGACTATGCTTCGTATGAAGTAGATGGTGTAGAACCCGAATGGGTTCCAGAGTTTAAAAGATGTAGGCAGTGGATTGAGAACGCATTAGAGTATTCTAATGAAACGTTTAATATTATTGACATTGCTGACGGTATGGCGCACGGTGATTTGCAGTTGTGGCCTGCCGCGAATGGTGTAATTGTTACTCAGATTACTAGCTACCCAAGGAAAAAAGTGATACATTGCTTTTTAGCAGGTGGCGAAATGGATGATGTAATGAAGCTAGAAAAAGACGTAGTTCGATGGGGTAAAAGCCAAGGATGCCAAGCAATTACGTTAGTGGGTAGGCCCGGTTGGGCTAAGAGTTTTTTAACCGATATTGGGTATCATTCTGCCCACGTAAGTATGATTAGGGAGATTTAAAATGGGTATGGGAAGCGCAGGAAGGCCACAAATGGGTGGCGGTAAAGGTCAACCACAACAACCACAACGTGATATAGGTTACGGTAATGGTCCAGGCGTTCGCCCACAAATGGGTGGCGGTAAAGGCCAACCACAACCAATGCAATCACAATCATATATGCCCCCACCACAAATGGGTGGCGGTAAAGGTCAACCAGTTGGTTTAGGTCAAGCAGGCGGTCAAATGGCGCCAGAACAGTTACAACAAATGTATAACACCATACAAGGCCAACAAACAGCTCCAGTACGTGATTTAGGTTTTGGCAATGGTCCAGGCGTTCGCCCACAAATGGGTGGCGGCAAAGGCGTTGCGGGGCAACCAGCGTATCCGTTCCCACAACAACCACAAATGCCACCTCAAATGGGTGGCGGTAAAGGTCAACCAGGGCTACAACCAGCAAATCCAGCTAATGTGTTCCCAGCACAACAACCAGTACGTGATTTAGGTTATGGTAATGGCCCTGGTGTTGATTTAAGCCAATATGTTAATACGATTTCAGGTCAACCGCGGACAACAGCAGGCCCCGGTGCGTTACCATATGACCCTAGATTAGTGGACATCAAACCAAACCCAAGGACTGTTGGTCAACCCGTTAATTTAGGTCAACTAAGTCAACCAATACGTCAACCAAACCCAATGATGGTTGACCCAATACGGCCAAAACCATTTATGGCGCAGCCAGTTAAAAAAGAAGACCCACGCCAAGTACAACAACGTGCTATGCAACAATTAGCTAATGCTAAACGTTTGGGTAGGTAATAATGAGACCCTCACGTGGAATGGGTTGCATTGCTAAGGATAAGATGCCGGGGAAAAAACCTCGCATTATTACGCGTAAAGATGACCCAAATAAGGTTGATGTGTATAAACGAGGTGGGAAGATAAACCTCCCTGCTTTAGCGCAAAGGAAATAACATGATGGAACTCTACAGCATAGGAATGATTTGTGGCTTTACTGTAGGGATTCAGCATGAACTTATAGAGAGCGACAATTTCCTTATCCTTAGTTTGGGGATAGTAGAAGTAGTATTTATCTGGTAGAAAACATATGGCATTAAACACAGCAACGTCAGGCACCTCATCCTTTAACCTAGACATAAACAACCTAGTAGAAGAGGCATTTGAGAGGTGCGGCTCAGAGCTACGCACAGGTTATGATTTGCGTACAGCTCGTCGTAGCCTAAACTTGCTTACTATTGAGTGGGCTAACCGCGGCATTAACTTGTGGACTGTAGAACAAGGCGAGATTCCTTTAGTACAAGGTCAGATTTTGTATGCGCTACCTACCGAAACCATCGACTTACTAGATCAAGTGGTGCGTACAGGCACAGGCCAAAACCAACAAGACATCAATATCACACGTATCAGTGAGTCTACGTACATCACTATACCTAACAAAAACGCACAAGGTCGCCCAATTCAAATCTGGATTAACCGTCAGACAGGCAACACCAATGCAACCAGTTCCACGCTATCAAGCACAATTACTGCAACCGCTACATCATTAGACCTATCCGATGTGACAATGCTAGGCTCTACTGGGTTTATTAAGTTAGACAACGAAATCATTAGCTACAACAACTTGTCTAAATCGACGACATCATCAGCAGGTACATTGAGCAATCTAGGTCGTGGCCAACAAAATACCATAGCTGCATCACACACTGCGGGTGCAGCCGTGACAGTAACAAACGTGCCAAACGTAAGCGTATGGCCAGCTCCAGAACAAAGCAACTACTACACATTGGTGTACTACCGTCTACGCCGAATTCAAGACGCTGGCTCAAGCGGCACTAATACACAAGATATTCCGTTCAGGTTCTTACCAGCGATGGTAGCAGGTTTAGCGTATCATTTAAGCTTGAAAATCCCTGATGCGTTACCTAGGGCTGAGATGTTAAAAGCAATCTACGAAGAGACCTTCCAGAATGCAGCAGACGAAGACCGCGAAAAAGCGTCACTACGGTTGGCACCTAGACAGCAGTTCTTAAGGTAGTATTATGCCGAGTAAATACTCAAGTGGTAAGTTCGCAATTGCCCAGTGCGACCGATGCGGGTTTAGATACAAGTTATCTCAGCTTAAACGGTTGGTTATTAAGACGAAAAATGTTAATATTCTCGTGTGCCAAGATTGCTGGGAACCAGATCAACCGCAATTACAACTAGGTATGTACCCAGTTGATGACCCTCAAGCAGTTAGAGATCCGCGACCAGATTTAGGGTATTACCAATCAGGTCTAAATGGGTTACAATTAACGGAAACAACAAGTGTTAATCCAGACGCAACTGGGGTTCCCTTGCAAGGTAGTAGAATAATACAGTGGGGTTGGAATCCGGTAGGATTACACGACCCGTTTAACTTAGAAGTAAACAACTTGGTAGCAGTTGCCTCAG